GTAACAGTGAGGTTCAACAATTAATTAAATCTGTAAATAGAAAAGGTTATGACAAATATAGATGTAAAGACGCACCAATTAACGCGGTCTGTCAATCAGGTTTGTGTAGAACAAAACGTTTTGGTGTGGGGTATGGTGAAGAAGAGATGCCTGTGTTAGGTAATCTAACTAAATATAAATCAAATCCACCACAATGGTTTTTAGATGTCAGTGGAACGCGGATCGAATTAACCTCTGAACAATTATATAGTCCACCTTTATTTGCACTAGCATGTTTAGATCAAGCTAATCTAGTTGTACCTGTTCCAAAATCAAGAGATTGGAAACAATATTTTTTAAAACCAATGATGCAAAATTTACAAGAAGTAGAACCTTTGGAGTCTTTAAATCCAATAAATCAAATTACAGGACTACTCCAAGACTGGACTACCAATAGACAATCAGCAAGAACAATGGATGATATATTTAATAAACTTCCGTTCACAGATGAAGACAAAGAATTTACATACTTTAGAATGGATGACTTTTATGCGTTCTGTAAGAAGAACAATTGGGATCAAGACAAAACTAAAACAGGTAATTTAATTAAAAGATTAGAAAATGTTTTTGTAGAAGAAGTAAGAATAGCAATTAAAAAACAATATCCGAGACTTATAAAAATTAAAACTATGAAAAAAGTAGATACAACAATTTCTAAAGTTCAATATCACCAGGAGGCTTTTTAATGAAGACAATTATATTAGGACCACCTGGCACAGGAAAAACAACAACGTTATTAAATTTGGTTGATCAGTTTATTCAACAGGGTATTAGACCAAAACAAATAGGATATTTTTCTTTTACTAGAAAAGCTGCAAGAGAGGCTGCAAACAGAGCAGCTGAAAAATTTTGTCTTGATGCAGAGAATGATTTAGAAAACTTTAGAACATTACATTCTTTTGCTTTTAAACGTTTGGCTATGACAAAAGAAAAAATGATGACGTCTGAAGATTATAAAGAGTTTGGTAAATTAGTTGGGGTTCCTATTAAAACAGCAAAACATTCTGAAGATGATGGCACATTTAATTCTGATAATGAATACTTAACTATTATGAATACAGCCAGAGTTAAACGAATGGATCTATTAGAATACTATGACTCTAGACAAAATATATTAGATATAGAAAGAGATACACTTTATTTATTATCTGAAGAATTAAAGAGATATAAAAAAGAAAAAGTTTAAAAGATTTTACAGACTTATTAGAAAATTTTATTGAACAAGAAAACAAACCTAGCTTTGAAGCTTTGTTTATAGATGAAGCACAAGATTTATCTTTGATACAGTGGGAGATGGTTAGATCTATGTGGGCTAATGCAAAAAAAACTTATATTGCAGGAGACGATGACCAAGCAATATTTAAGTGGGCTGGAGCTGACGTTGATCATTTCATAGCTTTAAAAGAAGAAGTAAACGATATTAAAGTATTAGATCAATCTTATCGTATACCTGGTGGACCTATACATGAATTATCACAAAAAATAATTACTAAAGTACAAAATAGATTTAATAAAGATTATAAACCAAGAACGGAGCACGGCATTTTACGTAGATATTCTGATGTTACGCAAGTAAATATGTCTAAAGGTAATTGGTTAGTACTATCATCAGCTAACCATTTTCTTGATGATGTAAAAGATTTATGTGAATTACAAGGTTGGTATTATCAACATCGAGGTTGTAATTCTGTGCCATTAAAACTTCTTATGGCTTTAAATAATTGGGAACATTGGCGTAAAGGAGATTTATTAGGTCACATAGAAATAAAAAATATATATGAATATCTTGGATCAAATGTATTACCTGGTTTTAAAACAGGTAAACTTTTACATTCTGAAGATAAATATACGTTAAAAGAATGCATGGAAAAATATGGCTTACTCACAGATAAAGTTTGGTATGAATCTTTTGATGGTTTAGATACCATCACAGAGAACTACATTCGTAACATGAGGGCGAATGGAGAAAAAATAAATAAAAATCCTCGTATAATAATGTCAACAATACATGGAGCAAAAGGAGGTGAAGCCGATAAAGTCTTGCTTATGCAAGATTTAACCAATGCAGCACTAGAAACTTTCAGTCATGACCCAGATGAATTACATAGATTATTCTATACTGGAGCGACGAGAGCGAAGCGTGAATTGCATGTGTTAGATCCAAAGAACTTTGATCGAGCTTATATATTATGAGGATAGAAGATATTTGTTATTTGTCAGGATTGTTTGATGCAGATGGATGTGCATCCAGTCATGTCGCAAGAAAAAAAGAATCTAATTACACAATTAAAGTTCATACCTGTGAAATATCGATGACCAATAAAGAGGTTATTTATTGGGTTAAAAATGTATTAGGTTTTGGGAATATTCATTACAAAAAGAAAGTAGGAGGTATGGGTAAAAAACCACAGTGGAGATATAGAGTTACACATAAGTTAGCTTTAAAATTTGCAAACATAGTTTTGCCATACAGCATGGTTAAAAAAAATAAAT